ATCGTTTGCTGAAATTCTGTTTATCCACAATGTTCCGTTTGATTCTGCCCATAAATAAAGCTTATATGAAATAGTATTTCCAACAGAATAAGATGGTGAATCTACAAAAGTGTTTGAAATAGTCTGTGGTGTCCATTGGTTTGCACCATTAGTAATGTTTGATAATCTCTGGTTAGAGCCATTTACGTCATGTTGTAAACCCGCTAGTTGACTAAAACCGCCACTATTAATATCTCTATACACAGCACCACCAGATCTATATCCATTTCCGGGTCCAACTATTAAACTATAAGCTAGATATATCTTGCTATTTGCTGCACTCGGAGTGATAGTACAAGTTAAAGGTGTAGCTACATAAGAGTTGTTTGAACTTGTGGTACTTGCACTACTCTTATAAACAAAGTTTTCAATCTTAAGGATTTTACCTACACCACTAGCTGACAAGTTAGATATAGTTGTACTTCCGTCAGCAGCTAAAACAATATTGTTAGAACCAGAGGAAGCATGTTTAATGTTTGTTGTGTTTAACGTTGCCATTATGCTGCCACCTCCATAAGAGTAATTGTTGATGAAACTCTACAGTTATACCAGTTATTATCACTAGTACCTTGTCTTCCAATATATCCAGTTGAACCATTTTCTATTTTTGCATATAGCTGATAAGTAATAGCACTTGTACCACCTGCTGTGTCTAAATAAGAGTTTGAAAGTGAAAATGGATCGACATCTTGATTACCTTGCCTATGGCATAAAAATGCAGCATCCCTATTTCCTTCACCTGTTCCACTAGCTCCTGTTAGATGAGACCCCGCTTTATATAATCTAAAGGCATTTGCATAATCATCTCTATCATTACCAGTATATATTTGAACCTGAATTAATATTTTATTTGAAGCACTTGTAGGAGTTATACTAGCGGATAATCCAGTTACAGCCGTCCAACTAGAAGAATCTCCTGCCTGTGAATAAACATCTTGTTTAGTCGTTGAAACAACTTGAAGAATATTCCCTGCTCTCTTTAATGAATCCAGCGTATCTGACGCTGTACTCGGAACAGTCATCTCAAGAGCTGCATTACCAGTTGTACTGGCTGGTCCCTTGATAGCAACTGTACCTCCACCGCTGTCTGCGGTTAGTTTTAGTTGACTCATACTGCTACCTCCATAACTGTAAGGTTGCTGTATCCTTTTTCATATGAAGCACTATCTGTATGGTCACCTAGAGCTCTATTTAAATGAAAAGCTACTGCACTACTATTATCAGCACTTATATAGAGTCTATATTTAATTGTTGTTCCAGCCGATTGACTTGGACTATCTAATAAATTTGAAAAACTATTACTAGAAGGTGTAGAGTCTTCATTTCCATCTTTGTACCCTTGGTTTAATTTAAAAGTAACATTTCCAGCGTTACCTGCACCTATAAATAAATTAGATGCATCAGTTCCTCCTATTTGTCTACCAACTCTAAATGAAATATCATGATCATCGGTAGCTGGTTCACCAAAAATGTTACCACTTAATAAAAATTTAGAGTTTGCAACACTAGTTGTTATATCACAATCTATTTTTGTAATAGCCACCCAAGTTGAATATGAAGTACCCATAGAAATATTTTCATAGACATTACTTGCAGCAGATACTGTTTGTATTATTGAACCAGCGGGTTGAGCTGCGGCGGTTATCACTTTAGTACCATCGATACCGCCTTGTGCTAATCCTGTAATACTCCCGTTTCCGTTTAATGTTATTGCCATTATACTATTGTCCAGTATTCACCAGTACCGATTGTTACAGCGATACCATTATTTATAGTTATTGGTCCAGCAGACATAGCATTATGATTATTAGTAATTGTGTAATTAGTAGTAATTGTTTGTCCGTTTTCCCAGAAGATTTTATCAGAACCTCCTCCTGTAGCTCCTGCCGCAGCATCACCCCAAGAAAGATCAGTTCCGTCGGAAACTATAGTTTGTCCAGAGCTACCGACCGTTAAAGCTGCTGGGTTTCCAGATGAATCTCCATATATTATTTTACCTCTAGCTAATCCTGCCATCTTGGCAAGAGTAACTTGGTCATCAGCGATGTGTGCAGTATCTATAGAGCCGTCTGTATAGTGTTCAGAGTCTATTGCATCATCAGCTATCTTTGCGCCTGTTACAGCGTCAGCTGCAAGCTTACCTGTGGTAACTTGTAAATCTGCGATATGAGCTGTATCAATAGAACCGTCTGTATAATGCTCGGAATCTACTGCATCATCTGCTAGTTTTGCACCAGTTATAGCATCTGCTGCTATTTTAGCTGTTGTGACTTGAAGATCTGCAATGTGAGCAGTATCTATACTTCCGTCAGTGTAGTGTTCTGAGTTAATCGCATCATCTGCTATCTTAGCATTAGTTATAGCATCATCTGCAATCTTAACAGTTGTAACTGCACTACTTCCTAATTTAGCTGTAGTCACTGTTCCATCAGCTGGAGTTACAGGACTAATAGCAGAACCTATCTGTACTATAAATACAGAATCTCCACTAGCTAAGTTAGCACCAAATATAATAGTATTACTATCAACTAATGCAAAACCTTCAGCGGGTGCAGATGTACCTGTATTAGCTTTCTGTATTATACCATTGACAGACACAAGTAATTGAGCTGCACTTGTAATACTGGCTACTGTACCTGAGTTACTACTTTCACGTAAATCATATGTTGCTATGCTACCATCTAATGTAGGTGCTCCAGTACCACCAGCTGGACATAAGAATAGATACTTAAAGTCACCAGTAGATGTCACTTCTCCCCAAGATGAGCCATCATAGACCTTCATCTTGTTAGCAGCTGTATCAAATACTAGGTCACCTTCGTCATTATCAGATCCGGGTTCTCCAGCATTTACACGATAACGTGCATTAAAGTCGTTAATATCATCAGAAAGACGTTTAACATCAGTTTCAGCGGCTAATAACTTATGATAATTATATATTTGACTAGAACCTGTAGAGGTGACCATTAAGCCAACACCAGTTGCTAGTGTTTCTCCGTTTAAACTAGATGGAAAGTTATTGATTGTTACGTTGTCAGATCCATTACCAGCTGTTCTAGCAGTAGTAGATGTACCACTACCATTAACAACAATACCAGCAGCATCTGAAATACTAATTACAACACCAGAAGCTGGTTGAGTTGTAGGGAAGTTATCCTCATCTGCTATAACTTCAAGACCACCAATAGGTGCTAACTGTGCTGCTACATAATCTACCACAGCTCCAGAAGTTGGTAACTGTGTATCACTATCTGCTATAGTTGTCTGTTTTAGATCACTAGCTAACTTAGCCAGTGTTATGTTAGAGTCTGCTATTTTAACAGTAGTTACATTAGCATCTGTAATCTTAGATGTTATAACAGAGTTAGAAGCGAGTTTAGCATCTGTAACTTGAGCACCGCCAAGGTGTGCTGTATCTATAGAACCGTCAACAAAGTGTTCTGAATCAACTGCATCGTCTGCAATCTTAGCTCCAGTAATAGCGTCAGCAGCTATCTTAGCTGTTGTAACTTGACTATCAGCAATATGAGCAGTGTCTATACTACCATCTGTATAATGCTCAGAATTAATTGCATCGTCTGCTATCTTGGCTCCAGTTACTGAGTCAGCTCCTAGTTTAGCTGTAGTTACTGCTCCATCAGTTATTTCACTTGTAGCTATCGCTCCACTAGATGCAGCTGTAACTCTACCCTGTGCATCAACTGTAATATCAGCAGCGGTATAGGAACCAGCTGTAACAGCAGTATTAGCTAATTTATCAGCTGTAATTGCATCATCTGCAACTTTAGCTGTAGTTACGTTAGCATCTACAATAGAAGCTGTAACTACTGCATCACTTGCAAGCTTAGCAGCTGTAACTGCGTCGTCTGCTATATCAGCTGTAGCTATTGTACCATCAACTATCTTAGCACTTGTAATAATACTATCTTTTAAATCAGATGCTACTATAGTTTGGTTCTGTTCTTCTTGTGCAGCATATAATAGCTGCGTCATGTTGTTGTTAAGGTCTGCTGCCTTAACTGCCGATCCAGCTGTAAAGGTTGCTTTAGCAGTGTCTACATCTGTATCACGATAAATACGTATAGCGGCAGGACTGGATGGTATATTTCCTGACGTAAATACGACATTACCACCACCTGTTGTAGTGTAACTGGTAATGTTATAATGTGTACCTGATGATTTGACAACTCCATCAACATCTACTTTAATATCGGCTTCTTTGTAAGAAGGGAATGAGAACGCTTTTGTTGCGTTCCCATCACCTGTATAATCTACGAATGTTGTTGCCATTTATTTAAGATTGTTATGGTTTGTACTCTGGTCCTACACCAGCTTGTACACATTTGCCTGTTTTCTTATCTCTGTAGAATCCAGAAGGACAAGGTTTTTGATTTTTACGGACGCCTTTACTTCCGTCTTCATTATAAGTTGTTGCCATTTATTTGTACATAGTGAATAATCTACTTGTATCTAACTGTTTTTGAAGTTGTTCCTGTTTACCAAGCCTTTGTTCTCGTATAAGTGTTTGTACAACTTTTCTATTAGAAATACTTGCCCACGCTTTTCTACGAGCCTTTGCAAATAATCTATCTATTACTATATTATGATAATAATCTCTAGCGTCAAAGTCACCACGTCTTCCTGATTTTATATCTTTATACATTTCTTCAAGTGAAGCTTTTATTTTAGGATCTCTAGATAACTTAATAAGTTCAAGTTCGAGATTCTGCAAACCAATAGCTTGTTGAAATAAAGATCTTACTTCAGCACTTTTTGTTAACTTTGTACCGTCTGGAGCATAATAAGTTGAAAGACGTAAATCATAGCCACTATCAAACAAGAACTGTCTTCCATTATTTTGATCTAAGTTTAAGGATATAGGACTAATAGCATTATAAAATCTTGTAAGAGGATCCCAGTCTTTTACAGGTTTACCGTTAAGAATATCATATTTAATAGGTAACGGATTTTCAGCTATATTTTCACTTATTAAGTTTCTATTACGTATGGATTGAATTACACCTGAGTTTATTTCACGCATATAAGGTGTAAATAATTTACCAAGTTCATTACGTAAACCAGCTAAAGGTACAGTATTATTTAATAATGAACCTACTATACGTTGACCTTGACCGGGTTTAGCACCAAATAAATCAACAAAAGATTGGATTCCAGCTAAATAAGATTTACTTGTAAAAGCTTGTGCGGCTACAAGAGATATTTTACCTAATTGATTTTCTGTCCACTCTTCTCCCATAAGATGACTTGCATCACCTACGTCAGCTACTGTAGACATAATTAAGTTAAAAGGCTCCATTGAATCATAGCCTACACGTACACCACCAATTTTAATTGTACGTGGTTCCCATTTACCATCTAACCAAACCTGTCTTGTTTGTCTATCTACTGGTCCATTACCATTAAGATCACCTCTCATCCAAGCCTGTGCAGCCATAAACACAACAGCAGCTCCCATAGCAAATCTACCTGTCTGTAGTGCTTTAGCGTTCATTAGCTCTTCTACTGTTGTTATTCCATACTTACCTAAATTACTAAGGTCGTTAGGATTTGCAAATGCTATATCATTAAATTCTTTAACTAAAAAATTAAGTCCGGGTGTATGTTTTCCAGTTAACGCTAATCCATTAACTCCCGTCCTCGCAAATAAGAAGAAGGGTTTAGCTAAAGGAGTAGCAGTAAATACATCATTAAGACCTTTTGCAAAACCTGTAAGCTCTTGTGTAAGTGTAACTTCTTTACGTGCAAACTTTGTGGCTTCGTCAATTATATTACCTTGTGAATCGAAAACTTGAGAATAAAAATCATCTTCATAAGCTTTTAATAACTCTGGTGTAATCTCTGGTAATTCAATTCCATTCTTTTGCATATCAAGAACACGACGCATAGCTTTTTCACGCATCTTAGCTCTACCTAATATATAAGCAAATGAATCATCAGTAGCTGCCATTAATTTAGTAGAGTAAGTTAAGAAATTACTATTATTCATATTACGGGCCATGTTTGCTAATTGAAATGCAGCTACTTCTCCATCACTAGCACGACCACTATCTTCTGCCCAACGTCTCAATATTTCCCAGTTTGCGTCACCTTTTGTATATTCAGAGTAACGAGTTCTTATATTACTTATATCACCTTTCCAGTAAGAATTTAATCTACTTCTAAATAAATCAAATGATTCTGGAATAGCATCTATTAATGCACTTGTTGATGCAAGACTTGAACGTACTGTAGATGCATCACCAGTAAAAGGAAAACGTATAATAGCACCTAAAGATGTTGCAAGAGGTCTTAAGAAGGTTGCAGTAGATGTACCCATGATTGCTCGAATTGGAGTTTTAGGTCCAGACAAAATGCTATGAGTCATAACACCTTCAAGTTCTCGGATAAGAGCACCAGTACGATTTATACCACCTGTTTCAAATGCTCCACCTTTTAGTATTGTTCTTGCCCATCTATCAAAATCTTCTAAAGTATTCAAATCTTTCATCATAGAGAAAGCTTCAAATAATGCGTTCATTAAATCATCACTAGGATCTTCTCTAGCTATTTTTAACATAGTCATGATTGATTCTTTCATATCAACCATTTCTGCTGCAACAGCATCTTCTACAGCTTTCTTTGATCCTTTACCAGCACTTAAAGCTCTAAATGAATCAGATTTTACAAACCTAGCTTTCTTAGTTTGATATAATGCAGTTAACATAGTATCAACAATTTGTTTAGCTGGTCCGTCAATATCTGCTAAGTCAACTAAATCGGCTATTTCACGACCAGCTGTACCTAAATCACGTAGTTGTCTAAGTAATGTACCAGATACTAAGTCAGCTATAACTACATTCTTAGATGTCCATACTTCAACACCGTCAATAATATCAGGTTGAGCTTCTACTAACTCTTTGAGATATTCTTGAGCAGACATATCTGCAGCATTTCTACCTTGTGTTATACGTTGATGTGCTTCTACTGACTCTTTAAATGTTTGTGCAAGTTTAACTCTATCACCTTTTGCAGCGTTTAATTCTTTAGCAAACTTTTCACTACTAACAAGCCCTCTATATATACGTTCTACCTGAGCTGCATCTGTAGCAGCTTCTTGTGCAATACGTTCACGTTCTAATGGTGTTGTAACTGATCCAGCAGAACCTTCTTCTGCTCCCCACTCGTTACGTGTACGAGATAATTGTTCTCTAGCTTTTTGTGGATCTACTTCTGTAATATGAGCAGCTTGATGTGGTTGAGATATAGGTGCATTTTTATCTGCTCTAAACTGTGCTTCACCACGTCTTAGTTGTGCTAAACCGTTTTGTACAGTTTGATCTTTTAAACTTTTATTTCTAGCTCTAATAGCTTCTATAGCTGGGTCAGCTCCTTTCTTAACGGTCCATAATAAACCATCGAAGAATAGACCTATTCCCATTCCTTCTACGATGTTTTTAATTTTCATCATAACAGGATGGTCAGTGTCCTTAGTAGCTAAAGGGGTATCAGCCCAACCATATCTATCACGTAAAGCACCTAAAGCATTTTGTCCATCTGATTCCTTAGAAACAAGATCAGTAACAGCTCCTAATGCAGCACCTCTTACAAAGTTAGCCTTAGTTAAAGCTATTAAACCAGCTGGTATACTAATAGGTGCTGTAGCAGCGACTCCTTTTGCTGCTAAAAGTGCAGCGGCAGACATAGAGCCAAAATGAACTAAGGCTCTAAGCTGTTTACCCCACCACGTTCTTGTTTCTATAGGGTTGTCATATCCTCCGAACGGACTCCAGTCAGGCTTGTATTCTCCATACTTTTCTTTCTCTTTCTGCATTTGTCCAGATAAAGCATCAATCGTACGCTCTGGAAATGTAGCGATAGATGATGCTGTATCTTGTAGTCCACCAGTTAAAATTGACTGGCCTTCTTTTATGAGTCCTTGAAATCCTCCGATTCCTTCTTCTACGTTTCTAGGATCTTCTTGAATAGCTTCGTCTCGTTCTTGTTGTTCACGTTCCTCTGCTTTTTCAATGTTTTTTTCTGTCAGTTGTAATCGAAGTCTATCAGCGTCTCTTGTATTGTTAAATTGATTTGAGTCCATAATTTTATATTAAAAGCCATAATTTTCTAATGCTCGTATGTTTTCACGCTTTATTTGTTCTCTAGTTTCACCTAAAGCATCAAAATCTTCTTGAGTCTTATCTGGATTTTCTTCAAGATATTTCGCTAAATCTTGTTGGTACTGTTGAACTTCATCTAATATGGCTTCAGCTATATCAGCTTGTAAATTTTGAAACTGATTTTGAGGCATACCTCTAAGGTTTGGGAAGAATTGAAGCACTAATTGTTTCTCTGCTTGATTCAATCTAGTCAACATTCTCCAATCATAAGCTTCTGTTACTGCCCCCATAATACTGTTACTTTTGTTCGCTTGAACACGCATTAGACTTAATACTAAAAAGTCTTGCATATTTCTATCAAAGTCATCTTTTAAGTCTACTCCTGCTCCATCTACAGCTTCAATCAATTCTTGTGCCGTAAATCCATATACTCCGAAGTCGTCAAACTTACCTTCTTTTGCTAGATTATAAACAGTTTCTACAGTTCGCACTTCTAAGCCGGGTTTGAGATAATTAACAAGACCACCTACAATATCCATATCACCAATAAAATCTTCTGCTCTTCCTTCTATTTCTAAAGATCTTAACAACTTATTTTCGTATGTTCTATCATCATCAGTGGTATCAAGAAGTACTACACTTTTAGTAGTAGTAGGTTTTAAGTATAAGTATTTTTTTTCTTCTTCATTCAGTTCTAACAAATCTTCTGGGTTACCAATAAAATCTTTACTATCAGGATCCCATAAGCCTAATGCTTCTAATCGTGCAAATGCATACTCCATGCCAGTTTGACCACCATTTGCTGCGCCAAGCATCTTTAGAAACACTGGTATATCACCTACATATCCACCATCTTTCCATGCCATAAATTCATTTAGAGCTTGTTTTTCATATGTGGAATTAAACTTTTCATTATTCATCCATGCAGTTGGATTATTGGAGAGTTGAGTTGCTTCAATTTTAAAGTCTGAAATTAAACCTCTTCTAAGATCGTCATCCTCTTTCTTGTAGTCACCAGCTACTAATTTATCTAGATATATTTGATAGTTCTCTTCTATCCACGTAGCAGCATCTGTATCTTGAAGAGCTTGTTGTGCTCGAAGACCTTTTATAAGATCAAATTGAGCTCTTTCAACTTGAAAAATTGCAGTAGAGTCAAGTCTCTCGCCGTCTAGTTTATCTTCCCAATCACGTAGCCAATTTTGACTATTTGCTAACTTAAAATACTCTACCTGTTCAGAATAAGGATTAGAGGAAGTCGTATTATCACCAAAAAAGTGACCGGGTATTAATATTTGATCTGGATCAAAACCAGCAGCAATAAGTCTCTTACGTCGTTCGGCTAGAAGGTCAGCTATATCGCCCTCATCTGGATGTTCTCCATTATTTGCTATTTTCATCTGCCTTATTTGCTCGGCAGCCCAATCCTCTATACCTTGTACAATCTCATCGCCATTTGCAACAACTGTATTATATAGTTTTTTTAACTCAACTATATTACCTTGAACACCCGGAAAATCAGCATTAACTAAGCCATTTATTGTCTCACCTGTTGCCGAATGTACAAATTCTACATCATATAATAAATACTCAAGAGATCCGGGATTTAGTTGAGATTGTAAATCAGGTAATTTATTTAGAATAAATCGTAATGCATCACTCTTATTATCAAATCCCTTTATTTTTTGTACCTTTTCTATCAGTGACTCAAAATCACCATTGTTAACAGTTGATATTGTACCGTTAACATCTTCAATAGTTTCAGTAGATAGAAGGGTATCTATTATAGTTGTATCAAGTTTTCGATCTAGATTCTCCTGATACCTAGAGTAAGTAGTCTGTTTGTATATATTTAAAGCTGCTTCTTGCTCTTTTATAAGCTCAGGTAATAGTTGCCTATTAATATAACTTTGAACTTCTCTTGAATTAATATCTACTCCATCTCTTACTAAATCTGTATATAACTTAGTAAGTATAAATTCTATAGCATTATCAGCTATACCAAGTGCTTCTGCTTCAGTTGCAGCTGAATAAAGATAGTGGTCATCAATATAAGTATTAAAAGCTGAGGGGCTAAACTCGGTAAATTGATTTTTTATATCTTTAAAAGTAAACTCTTCCTCTGTTTCGTAAAACTGTAGCTTTAATAATTCGAGAGCTACTTCGTCTACTTCACCTGTGTCTTTATCTATAGCAAGATTTGTGAGAAGTTCTATTAAATCAGCCTCGTTTAATTCTGCAATATTTTCTTGTTCATTAATTAACCTTTTTGCCTCTTCACTTAAACCTTTATATTTATCAAGAGTTTCTCTGGCTTCACGATTAGCTTCACGTTGCTCTTTAAATTGGGCAGCTTTTCCTATAAGCTGTTCTAGTCCACTAAGGTTATCAAAGAAGTTATTAACTTTTAACTGTTCAATTTCTGTTATTGACTGATAAAAAGCTGAGGTATCTCTTTGATTCTTTTCAATTTCTTGATTTACTTTTTCAGAAAGATCGGGTTCAGTCTGCTCGTAATTACCAATCGGTAAATCAGGTATTTCGTCCCGAGGTGTACCAATTATGGTTCCAAATGATGATGTCATACTAACTCCATGTCAACGTCAATTTTACTGTAATCTACAGTTAAGTAGCTGTCTCTTATGCCTACAGCCATGGGATTAATTTTAACAACATCTTGAGCCATAGCTCCACGCCATCTATCTTTAAATCCTATGTAGTTAAATTCATATATCTTATAACCATCAGGTGATGTACCAACTTCTTCAATGTTTTCTTTTAAGTTAATATCACTCCAATTTTCTGATAGAGTTGATATACCAGAAGCCATTCCAATTATCTGACTACCAATAGTTAAGGCACCGCCAAGTCTATTAGTCGGAGGCATCATCACAGGTGCACCATAAGCAGCTGGTATTCCTAATGCTTCTCTAGCTTGAGCTTGTGCAACTTGGAACTTACGTTTAGCTCCTTCTTGCATGTATGCCATATTTCTTCCAAGTATATTTCCTATAACACTATCAACTTCACTTCTCTTTTGTAGTAAAGCTTGGTACTTTCTAAGACCAAATCGTCTGCTACGTCCACCTTCATCTGCAACTTTACTTGCTAGATAAGCTTTGGTAGCGTCTTCTATCTGTGCTCTACCTTTACCTATTTGAGAAATAGCGGTAGCATAGGCATCACTTATATCTCTGCTAAAGCCTACAACATTCAGATTTTGTGTTCGCTGTAGAGTAGTTTCTCTATTGAAAAACTTAAGACCTTCTTGTTCGAAGAGAGACTGTTTCTCTAAAGCTCTTTGTTTAGCAGCAGCTCTAGCTCCTGCATTAGCATCTACGCACACGGCAAAATTCTATAAAGTATAAATTATTTGGCCCATGTTTAAACTTACGTAAAAACTTAAAGCCTAGAAACTTGAGCAGTTTTAAATGCACAGTGTTTCTACTATCAACTATATTCCAAAGGAGAGGCTCTTTACGGCTATCGACATACCGTTTGGCTTCTCTTGCAAATGTAATTGGGTATCGGTGTATATCAGGAGTGCAAAGCATCCAAATATCTCCTTCTTTTCCTACTCCGGCCATGCCAGCAGTCTTGCCGTCAGGCACTGTGAAATACACGTAGGATGGGTTTGAAGACATCAGAGAGGGAAGAAGCATAGGATCTATCCCGTGCCCCTCTTGAACCTCTCTCAAGTCGTCTGGACGGAGGTTAGAGGCCACTTCTGTAGCAGCCTCCGTTGTGATTGGGTGTATATATTTAGCCACGTCTATAATATTTGGGTGAATAATTACCTTCCCAAGATACAGAACGTAATGTAGCTGGGGCAGGATGTGAAGATTTTAACGTAACATCTAAATTAGTATTCTTCTCATAAACTGGAACAGTCTTGATAAACTCTTCAAGATATGGTGCATCTGATGCATTATATTCATCTAACTCTGTAGATTCATATACTTCAGTGTAGTCTGGTTTACCAGTTCGTTCTATCTTAGTTTCATATAGACCTATTTTACCAAAATGAAACTTAACTCTATGTAAAACTAATGAAGCATTTACATCTGATCGAGTACTGTTACCATCTTGTCTTGTGTAATAGAATGTAGGAAACTTAACTTCATACGGATAAATATATCCTATGGTTAAAGTAGCACTAGACCAGTCACCGGGTACAGTGAAGCTGGTTGTACTTGTACTTGTAGGTTTAGCATACCTTCCAAGTCTTACAGCATTGGTATTTGTATCTACTAATACTAGATCATGATTAGGTGTTGTTACACTAGGTAACCAACTAACACTACTAAAGGTAGTAAGTTTGGTAGTTGAGTTATAGCTACCACCACTGATAGTAGTATAATTATCTACGTGTAATAGGTACTCAACTCCATCTTGTGTTATACTAGGATCTGATGTAGTCTGTACAAGCTTTACACATTGTAAAAACTTATCACTATCTAAAAAGAAGTACTCATCATTTATAATAAAATGATAAAGTAATGGATTATTAAACTTCCATTTAAACCATGCAGCTTGTTTTCTTTCTTCAGATACTTGAAAATATTTATAACCGTAGACAGTATCAGAATCTGTTTTACCCATTAAGACAACAGAGTTCTCTCTTGAGTTAGTTAGTAGATCAATATCTTTAGGTAATAAAGTAGGAACAATTTTACTTACTTCAACAATACTAGGTTCTCCTTCTCTTTGAGTATTAGCCATTTCATTAAATCGGCTATACTTACCAGAGTTATCAACATATGCTATTGTCGTACCTAGAGATATCGGAGGTATAGTTTCGTTATAATTGAAAGTAGATACACTACGTAACTTAGCTGTATCAGGGTTTAAGACTGTATCATCTGAAGCTAGTAGAAATTGCTGGTTTGTACTAAATACTACTAAACCTGTATTAATTTCTATACCATCAAATAATTCTGACGGAAACATAGATGCAGCTGATATATCTATTGGGTCAGCAGCAGATACTGTAAGAGCTGATTCAGCAAAGAAATCAGGTTCTCCTAATGTTCCCGGTCTAGATGTTATTACATTTTCTCCTGATAATACTGCTAATCTATTACGGAAGAATAGTACTTTATTTATACGTCCACCTACAAATGAAGGTAGTGGGTTAGTTATATCATCACCGACTGCCCTGTCACTATAAGTAAATTGTTTTACAGTAAATGTAGTAGTAGCAGTACGTTGTATAACTAAAGGCATATTAGTTAAGGTTTTAGCTATACCCGGTTTAGCACATTCAGTCCATGAACCAGTACCGTCTCTATCATTTTCTCCGTTAAATTTTAAGTAGTAATCATCTTCTTCTGCCATTCTAGCGTTAGCTATCTTGACTATATAACCATGCTTACATTGATTAGGTAGGTTTTGTACATCGTTTACAGAGCCTTGAAAACATCTCATCAAATCCTCTTCAACAATCTCTACACTAAATGAGCTAGTACTAGATAAGTATATACCTGTACCTATAACTTTACCGCTTACACCACTAGGTAGATTAGCTATAATACCACCAAGAATAGTATCAGCAGTCACAGCTGTATCAGCATCAAAAGGTGTAGGAGCTGGTCTTATTAAGCCATCACCATTAGAAGACACAGTAGCATTAACTGATGTGCTTTCTATTTCAGTTACAGTAACTTCTATATATGCTTGACCATCAGAGCTGTTAGCTGTCGAAGCATGTTCTGGTTCAACACGAACCACATCACCTACTTCCCAACCTTCTCCACCATGTAATAACACAGCTTCGATATTGTAGCTACATCTATAGTCACTACCACCGGGTCCATTAGAACCAGCACTATAGTTAGGGCTGATACCTTGTTGACCTAAAGCTGTTATACGAAATGTTAGATTATCTCTACCTGTAGTTAAAGTTGTACCACTACTATTTTTTACATGTGCTACGTTTGTGGTAGCACCATAACTATTAGCAGCTGTCACAGCATACACTTCTGTACCTATTCCGGGGCATGAACCTGAACCATCTCCCTCATCAAAACTATTTGCTGTAACTTTTATTTTAGTAGCTCTTTTAACAGTAGTAACAGTTGTACCATTATTTATATTAACACCATACTGCCTACCATTTTCTGTACGTAATAGTTCTATGAAACCAAAGTGAGCATCTGGTGTAGCAGTTGTAGTTCCTGTTGTCCCGATAAGAGTGTTAGCATTAGTAGTATCACGACTGGTAACAAAAGTCGTGTCATTAATTGTAAGTGTTTGTATGTTTTCTGGTGTACTTGTAGCTAAGTAGTTTTGTATAGCAGTCTGTCCACCAGTTCCGTAGGCTGTGGTCATTTGTGTACCGTCACTACAACGCCACACACGTACCTGACCATCAGCTGCTATCTGTCCTATGTATGATCCTTCTGTTTCATCACGAAAGTAATGGAACCACGAACCACCACTCTGTACATTAGCTAGGGGAGTTGTGCCTACTCTTTTAGAACCCGGTCTTTTAAATAGACCCTTGGTTATGTCTGGTATTGCATTTGTTACCTCTTGTACCTGACCGGGAAACTTTAGCTGGTCAGGCTGTTCTGACATTCCTAGTGAGTATTGAGGGATAGTTTGTGTAATTGTTGCCATTATCTTCTAAGGTTTCTCCAAGGTTGATAAGTTTGATATGCAGTGTTATCTTCAAATCCAAACATGCTATGATCTCCCTGATTACATTCGTACTCCATAAGAGCTGCTCGTGATAATGCTTCTTGTTGAGCTAATAATCTAACAAGTTCTGGATTAGATACTAACTGTGTAGCAGCCATACGAGTTGCTCTATAGACCACATATCGTCTAAACATAATAGGTAAGTTTTCAAAGCTATGTAATTTAACAACGTCAAGATCTATGCTTTCTACATCTGCAAACTCATCAGTATGATCTATTTTATCATAAAGAAAACCGTTTCGACGTACAAAGTCATAAGTTCTACGAGCCTGATTATCATGATGATCTAGAGATAGTACATCGTTACCTATCGCTATCTTATGAGTAGTGGAATCAGGTGTATATTTTACATGATACTCTGTGTTAAAATGCCACCCCTCTGCTTGCGTGTCTACGTTAGCATCACGGAGTAGATTATATATTAATGATACCTCTGGGTTATCAAAGTTAAGAGTGGTTAAGGGTGATTGTCCAATAGCCCCCAGTATATTATTTACTGCGGACAGTTCGGTGTCGATGTCAATAGTTGTGGAAGCCATGAAAAAAAAGGGGAGCCGAAGCCCCCGTATAAAAAAATAAATTAAGAGAAAGCAGCAGGCTTAGTTGCTGTTCCAGCGAATAATTCAACTGATGCAGCAGGGTTAAGTGCGTCCGCTCCCATAGCTAGGCGACCTAAAATCACGTCACCTTGGTAAACCACGGATATGTCTCCGCTTGTTACCTGTACTTGTGGTCCGATTGCTTCAACAACACCAGCGGCTTCTCTTTGGAAGATAAGTCCACATGAGTTCTCGAAGTCAGAGTCACCATTACCGTAAGAGTTTACAGTCTTAGTAGCACCAGAACCAGCTGTCTCGTCAACCATAGTAACTTCTGTGAAGCTTCCTGTGTTGCCGGGATCTGTTATTCCGGGGTTTGTTGCTGATGCAGTACCATACTTAGTACCGAATCTTCCGAAGAATGGAATGTTCATAGATTTGTAAATCTTGATTCCAGCAATTTCAATGATGCCGTTACCTGTTTGTAAAGCGTCACCTTGCTCGTCTCTGTTTACAAGACCATTAGTTCCTACAGCTTGGATAAGTTCGTAGTACTGTCTTGGGTTAAGAACACCAACTCTACCTTCAGTAGAAACTCCTTTCTCGTCGAGTGCAGCTGCTGCATCGTAGAAAGCGTCTACTAATTTAGAAGAATCGTAAGCATCAGAAGCTGCTGTTCCTGAGGAACCAACTCTGATTTGGGTACCACCGGGCTCAACGAAGTTAGTCTTAGTAATTGGACTAGCTTGTCTAGCTGCCTTAGTGATTGATCTGAAGATCTTTCTGTCATACTTCTCTGCTAATGCGTAG